CTCCAGTAGTTCTCCTGGCTGTACCAGCCGGCGATCAACTCCAGGCGAAAGCCGCGGGCGAACTGCAGGTAGGCGCTGGCCGTGGCCATCGGGTCCTGGGCGGTGGCCGGGGCGGTCTTGCTCCAGTCGTTGAACAGGTCGTCATACAGCTCTTTGACGTGGACGCGGTGGCCACACTTCTCCGGACGGCCGCAGATCAGCATCCAGGGCGAGTCGTGGAAGGTGTAGAGGGTCTTCTTGCCGCAGTTGTGCGCCGGGCATTTGCCCTTGCGCATGTAGTTGGTGCCGGCCATGTGCTGGAGGCCGAAGTCGCGCTCGATGCGGCGCAGCACCTCGGCCCGTAGGGTTTCTTTCATCTGCATGGTGTGGCTGGCCTTACTGGTTGGCGCCGAGGGCGGCTTTCAGCGCCCCGATGGTGCGTTTGTGGCCGGCGAGGGCCGGGTAGTCATCGAGGATGCGGCGGCTGCGCAGGAACTCCGGCACGGTGCGGTAGCGATCGTCGTACCAGTGCTCGGTCAGGCCACGGCGCAGCTCGCAGCGCAGGCTGCTGAGCAGGGCCTCGGCTACGGGCTTGGGCATGTCCAGCTGGATGGCAATGGCTTGTTGCATGGCAGCAACCTCGAATTTCGGGTGCAACTTCCCCAAACCCGCTGGCAGGCGGGTCTGGGTAACGGTGATTCAGGGGGTAGTGGTCAGTGCGCGGCTGCTGCAGCCGGCAGTGCCGCGGGTGGCTGCAGGCGCAGCGGCAGATAGCGAGTGGGGATGAAGGCCCGTTCCCCGGTGCGTACCAGCACCAGGCACAGCCGGGTCTCATCACCGAGGCCGCGATCGATACCCACGCGGGACGAGAGTTCGGTCATCGCCAGATGAACCAGCCGCGGCGCCATGAACGCAGGAACGTCCAGGCCTTGAACCAAATAGCGGCACGCGCGGTCATAGAGGCGCTCATCGTCGGCAAGGTGCTCATCCTGATGGCGCAGGAGGTAGGCCTTGGCGGCGGCCTGCATGCTGCTGCGGTAATCCTTGGCAGAGGGTTCGCGGTTCATGCGTGTGCTTCCTTGAGTGGCTGATCGAACAGATCGGGTTGATCGGATGCAGGCCGGCTGTCACGCAACGCCTGCATTTTCGCCACGGATGGCGCAATCGGCAGCACCACCCTCGGCTTGTCCATGCCCGAGGTATTGATCTGGTAGTCCCAGCTCATCGAGCCCGTGAGCACCAAGCCGCAGGCCAGATTCATGCACTGGCCGTAGATGGTGCGGAATGTCGGTGTTTGCCCCTCGGAGTTGCGAATGCGCATCCGCTCTCCGCATGCTGGGCATACCAGCTTGTAAACGCTCAAATCCCTTCCCCCCCGGCCGTGGCAGCGGCCGTACAGCACTTATTTTTCGTCGTGGCAGGTATGCAGAACGATGACTGCCGCTATCTCCGCGTGGCGGGCGGAGACGTAGCGGCGGTGGGCATCGAGGATGGCGTTGGCTTCGCCTTCGTCGATCGCGCCGTCCTCCAGCGCCTTGGCGATGATCAGGTCCACCCGGCCGCGGCGCTTCGCGGTATCCACGGCGCGGTGGTAGAGCTCCATGTTGTCCAGCTCTTCCGCAGCCGGCATCGGGACGAACACACCGCCGTACTGGGCGGCGATGTACTCGGGGAGGTAGGCCGTGCCGATCTGCTGCTCGAGCAGCAGGATCTGCTCGTCGGTCAGCGGGCGGTGGCCGGCGCTTTCGTAGGCGTGGTTGTCGAACTTCTTGATTTCCAGGCCCAGGCGGGCCGCGGCGCAGTCACGGCCGCCGGGGTATGCGGCGATGATGGCGCTGACCACCTTGCGCCGGCTGTCGAGGATCGGGTGCTTCATCTTCTCGTTTCTCGCCTTGGGGTTTGCCATTACTTTGGAATCACTGCGAAGTCAGTCTTGCGGCGCCCATAACGCGGCGCTTCGCCGGCTACTACGCCTTCCTTGATGCCGAGCAGTACGGCGGCGCGGTGGGCTTCACCGCGCAGGCACTTCTTCTGCCCGTTGAGCACGGCGTAAACCGTGGACGGGCTGATGTCGTTCTGTTCGGCCCATTCCTTGGCGGTCAGACCGAGCTTGCAGAGGCGTTCACGCGCGGCGTTGCGCGCTTGCTCGCTGGGGTATCCGTTCGGCATAGTTCAAATTCGTGTGATTTCGTGTGATGTAAAGCGGATATTGGTTCAGTTATTTGAACCTGTCAATGCTTGAGGTTCAAAAATATGACCATTGGCGAGCGGCTGAAGGAAGAACGGTCGCGCCTGAAACTCAGCCAAACCGATCTCGGTGCGATCGGCGGCGTGGGCAAAACGACGCAGATCAACTACGAAAAAGGTGCGGGGAGCCCTGATGGCAGGTACCTAGCTGCTGTGGCTCAGACGGGCGTCGATGTGCTTTATGTGGTTACTGGCGTGCGCGTTGAACAGGCCGCGGCCGGCCTCGACAACCATGAAGCCCAGCTGCTTGAAGCCTTCCGGAACATGCCCAAGCAACAGCAGGATGCCTTTCTGTTGCTCTCGTCCTCTATCGCCAGCGCCAGCGGCAAGTCACCGCTGGCGGACAAGCCCTAGCCCACCAACCACTCTCAATGGAACTGCAGACCCCGCCTGGTCTGAAAGGAGCTCTGAATGGTCGACCTGCATCTGGAATTCACCTCCAGCCGTTTCTTCAACGAAGCCCGCATTGATCGGCGCAGCGCCGATGCTCTGGTGGGCCTCGCCGCCGGCGTGGTTGCGGATGGCGTGGTGAACATCGACGAGGCGCGCTTCCTCAAGGGCTGGATCGAAAGCAACCTGGCCCACCTTGAGGATCCCGTAGTCAACCTGCTCTACCGACGCATCAGCGCCATGCTGCAGGACGGCGTGCTAGATGCCGACGAATCGGCCGATCTGATGCATCTACTGCACAGCTTCGCCGGGCTTGATGTCAGCAAGCCGGAGCAAACCGCCCAGGCCTTCACCGCGCCGACGGACTTGCCGTTCAATCTTCCCGCCCCTGAGCTGGTGTTCCAGGACAAGGCTTTCGTATTCACCGGCACCATGGCCTATGGCCCGCGCAAGGCGTGTGAGGAGCTGATCCTCGAACGCGGCGGTGTGATAGGCGGTGGCGTCAGCAAAAAAATCCATTACCTGGTCGTTGGCAGTGTTGGCAACGACCAATGGCGGCACGCCACCTACGGCACCAAGATCATGAAGGCCGTCGAGCTGCGGGAGGCCGGTGCGCCTATCGCAATCGTCGGCGAAGACCACTGGCAGCGCGCGTTGTTCGGATGATGGAAATGCTGATCGCGTAAGAAGTCGCCGGAGCAGAGCAGGGAGCAGTACCCCTTGATTCAACAGAACCTGGTCAAGCTGAACGTCGAGAACGTCTACCCGCAGAAAGCCGGGACGTTCCACGCGGGCGGTTTCTGTAAGTGTGACGATGGCCTCGACTATGCCTTCAAGCAGGTCGCTCCTGGTGCGGAGTTCGTGCCGGCTACCGAGTGGTTGTGCGGTCATCTTTCCAACACCTGCCGGATCCACACTCCACCGATGGAAATTTTGCACGGGCTGGATGGTCGGATGTGGTTCGGATCAAGGATCGAGGGCGGAACGCTGGATGCTGACCAATGCGTGATGGAACTGGCGTCCGGAGAAATGGACAAGCGCATTCTTAACCTGCGCGAGCGGCTTTCAGCCATCTACGCTTTCGATATGTTTGTGAACAACAGCGACAGGCATCTTAAAAACCTGCTGTTCAGGACAAGCCTGGAGGGCGTAGTGATGCTGGCTTTCGATTACAGCCTCGCCTGGTTGGCTCACGGGGCAGCGCTTGATCTGTATCTCACGCCTGAAAGCAAAACAAGGCAGGTGAGAACGTTTCTGGATACACTGTATGGCTTCGATCTTGCTTCAGCAGAGAAGGTGCTCAATGCGATTCAGGGCTTGCCAGCTGACTGGATCGACGGTCCGGTAGGCGCCATGCCGGGAGAGTGGCAGCACGGTGTTGATGTGGCGACAGCAGTGGCCTGGTGGAAGAGTGATGCACGGGCCATCCGCTGCGAGACGATCAAGGGGGCGCTTAAGTGATGAATATTATTAAATACAGCCTTATACAATTCACGCCCGACCGTAAGCGCAATGAGACCATTAATATTGGTCTGGTTGCGTTTATGCCTGACTCCATTGTCGTAAATCTATGCGAATCTATTAGAAAGATTCGCGCCGTAGATGGTGCAATTTCCGGAAACGATTTGAAGAATATCGAGTCCATGCTGCAAAAGATATTCAGTAAAAGCGTGCCGGAGAGCCAAGAAATAGAAAGTAGATTTGAATTTCTAAAATTAATATTGCCTGATTCTTATCAGTTAAGCACTTTGGGTTGTTTCAGTGCGGCAACTAGAGAAGAAGCGAACTTAAAAATCAGCCTATTGATGAATGAGTTGGTGATCCCGCCTCGCCCGGTCATCACCAGAGAGCGCGGCGCACGCATAATTACTAACCTACGCAGCATCTTCCGCCAGCACGACCTGTTCAGTGACTCTGTAGACGATATTTTCAACCACCGTATCGTCGAGAAGTTCCCGATCTCCGAGAAGTCCAGCTTGCGCGCTGACTTCGCATTAAAGAACGGTGTTTACCACATCACTGAAACAATCGATCTTGGTGCGCGTGATGCGTCGGTTAAGTTCAAAGAAGCCGGGCTCAAGTCGTTTGTTATGGCAAAGGCAAAGCTAGAGCTTGGCAAAGAAACAAAGTGCTATGCGGTTTACTCGGCTAGTGCGGCAGATGAAAAAGATAAATCCGAAGCTATTGATCTTCTGAGCGAGGGGTCGGACTTCATATTCAACCTGCGCAGCCAGAAGGACAAGGTGGATTACATTCAGCGCATGGAAGACGCCGCAGGTATTCAAAGGCTGCACTAACAATTATCTCAAACCGTAAGGGCGCCCAAGTGGCGCCCTTTTTATGTCCGCGATTCCTGCAACCGCTTCAACTCTCGATCCACCGCCCGCTGGGCATTGGCCTTGCTCGCGTAGAGGTGCGTCAGGCGCTTGGGCTTGGTCTGATCGCCGGCGGTGAGTTTCTTCTGCTCGCCTGTTTTCTCGTCGCGGTACCAGGCAACCACGCCGGTGTAGTCGCCGTCGTGGTCGGCCAGCAGATCCACGTCATCGCCGTCGGGCAGCTTGGATTCCAGCTCCAGGCTGGTGGTGTAGCTGTCCGGCGTGAAGCTGTGGCGCAGGTTGCCGCCCAGCCAGACGATGGCCGAGATCTCGGCCTTGATGCCGAGCAGGCTGTAGGTCTGGTCGGGGGTCAGCTCCGGGCGCCCCTTGGCCAGCATGTAGCTGAGCGTGGCGGTACCGCGCTGCAGGCGGCCCCACTCGGCGCGCGCGGCGCGCAGGGCGCTGGCCTGGTCGGTGTAGCTGTGGCGCAGCTCCTTGAGGTTGTCGCCGCCGCCGGCGATGGCCTCCTTCTTCTCCGCGCTGTTGATCTCGTAGTAGTACGCCTTGACGCCGGTATAGCTGTCGCGGTCGGCCTGCAGGAAGCGGTGCTGGTCGCCGTCGGCCCGGGTGAGGGTGACGTGGGGCAGGCTCAGGCCGCTGGCGGTGGTGCTTTTGCCGGCTGGCATGAACAGCAGGCGCCCGGCTTTCACGGTGCTGATGGCGTCGTGTTGCAGGCCCAGGCGGCTGAGCAGGTTGGCGTCGCTCTCGTTGGCCTGGTCCAGGTGCAGCAGCTCAATGGCCGCCAGGATGGGGCTGACCACGGGTGCGAGCCCATGAGCGGAGGCGATCGAGGCGATGACGGCGCCAAGGGTGGCACCGTCCCAGCTGCGTTCGCGCTTGACCTTGAGGCCGCCGCGCAGGTCCGCGCTGCGGGCGCGGATGCTGAGCACGTCCGGCGCGCCGCTGTGTTCGGTCTCGTCGACGGTGTAGCTGCCCTTATCCACCAGGCCGGTATCGCTCCAGCCCAGCCAGAGGCGCACGGTGGCGCCCCGGGGCGGGATGGCCAGCAGCCCGTCGTGGTCGCTGAGGGTGATGTCGAGCTGGTCGGCCTCCATGCCGCGGTTGTCGGTCAGCTCGATGCTGACCAGGCGCTGCTCGATGTCGAGGGTGATGTCGCGGCCGTTGACCACCACGCGGCAGATGGGCTTGGGGTAGGACGTCGCCTCGCGGTAGCGGTTGGCCGCGTCACCGAGCAGCGCGCCGGCCTGGCTGAGCAGGCTCACAGCAGCCCCCGCAGGATGCCGCCGACGCTGCCGGTGAGGCTGCCCAGCAGATCGACGCGGCCGTCATCGATGCGGCTCAGTTTGAGGTTGAACTCGATGCGGCGCGCGGCGCCGTCACGGAAGAACAGCGTGCGCGTCTCGCTGAGCGACTCGATCACCCACAGGCCGAAGATCCGGCCGTCGCCCTGCACCAGGGGCCAGGCCTTGCCGGTGTCGGCCATCATGCGCAGGGTGTCGAGGCTGAGCGGGCTGCCGACCAGGCCGGGCAGCAGCACGCCGGGCAGGGTGATGCTGTCCTCGCCGCGCCCGAGGTACTGGCGCGCCGGGTTGGTACCGATGCGGCTGGTGGAGCCGTGGCGCCAGTCCGTCTGCCGTTGGAACTCCTGGTAGGCCAGGGTCTCCAGGCTGAACACGAACATGCCGAGGGCCATCATCATGGGGTGTTACTCCTGGTCGCCGAGGGCCGAGCGCACGCGGGCAGCCTTGCCGCGCTCGCGCTCGTCCAGCAGCTGGTTGAACATCTGGCGCAGGCCTGCGGTGTCGGTACCGGGCGCCGCGTGGATGGTGATCTGGTAGGTGTCGCCCTGGACGACCATGGGGGCGCTGCTCGCCGCGGCCGATAGCGGAGGGCGGTTGTCCATGGCCATCGCCGGGCCGCTCATGCCGAAGCTGACGGCCCCGGCTGCTGCCAGTTGCTTGGCCATGGCGGTGACCGCGCCCAGCGGGCCGCCCTGGCCACCCACCAGCCCCAGCTCCAGGCCCTGCATGGTGAAGCCGCCCAGCTCGGCGAACACGCGCGACGGCGAGTGGATGCCGAGCTTCTCCTTGAACCAGCCGACGGTGCTGTCGCCGACGCCGCCGATCGCAGCCTTGACGGCGCCGAGCTTGTTCTTGATGCCGTTGACCAGGCCGTCCAGGAGCATGCCGCCGAAGTCGGAGAACTTGGCTGGCAGCTCGACGCCGAAGTAGCCCATCAGGCCGGCGAAGGCCCGGTAGAACAGCCCCTGCGGGGAGAAGTTGAGGATCAGCGTGGCGATGCCGGCGAGGCCGCCGGCGAAGCCCTGCTTGATCTCCGCCCACAGGCCCAGGAAGAACGCCTTGATCGGCTCCCAATTGCGATAGATCAGGTAGGCCGAGGCCGCGATGGCGGTCACCGCCAGGCCGATGGGGTTCATCATCAGCGCGCGACCGATGAACAGGATCGCCTTGCCCACCATGGGCAGCACGGCCTTGCCCAGGTTGAGCAGAACGGTACCCAGGCTCGCGCCCTTGATGCCGAACAGCGTCAGCGCGTAGCGCGCCATGGCGAACGGGCCGAGGAAGCTGGCCAGGCCCAAGGTGACGGCGCCGAAGCCAGCGGCCAGCGCGGCCACGCCGGCCACGGTCTTGATGATCTGCCCGGCGAGTTCCGGGTTGGCCTTGACCCAGTCGGTCACGCGGCCGATCACGCTGTTGAAGCTCTCGAACAGCTCCACCAGCGTGGGGCGCAGGGTCTCGCCCAAGGTAGCCGAGAGGTTGAAGGCGCGGTTCTTGGCCATGTCCATGCGAGCCGATATCAGTTCGGCGCGGATGTCCGCTTCGCGCTGCATGGAGCCCGAGCCGGCGGTGGAGTTGGCCATGTCCAGCTGACGCCGGTACTCGCCGATGTTCTGGGCCAGCTTGGCGGCGTCGTCGCCGAACTCCTTGCCGAACAGCTGCGTCGTGACGCCGAGCTGCTCGGCCTTGGGCAGCTTGTTGATGGCGTCCAGGACCTGCTGCAGCGTGCCCGTTGCGTTCTCGGCCATGCCGCTCTGCAGCGCCTCGGCTTCGAGCCCGAGCGCCTTGAGCCCGGCCTGGAAGCGCTTTGGCTGCTGGGTGGCGATCGCCAGCTCGCGGATCATCGCGTTGGTGGCGGTGCCGGCCACCTCGGCGGTGGCGCCCAGGGTGAGAAAGGTGGAGCCCAGGGCGGCGGCGTCCTTGTAGCTCATGCCCACCGAGGCAGTGACGCCGGCCGTGCGCTGCAGCACCTCGATGATGTCCGCGCCCTTGGACTTGGCATTGTCGTCCAGGTAGTTGATGGCGTCGCCCAGCTGGCTGACGTTCTGGATCGGGATCTTGTACAGGTCGGCGATGCGCGCAAGGTTCTCGCCGATCTGGTCGGCCGGCAGCTCGAAAGCGGTGGCGGCATTGGCGGCCACCTCGGCGAACGCGAGCAGGTTGTCCTTGCCGGTCACGCCCATGCGCGCTGCGCCTTCCACCAGGGCGGCGATCTCGGTGGTGGCCATGGGGATGCGCTCGGCCATGGCCTTGATGGCGTCGGCCATCTCGAAGTAGGTGCTGGTGAGCTGCCCGTTGCCGTCGCGGGCGCCTTCCACCTGCTTGGCGACGCCGGCCATGGCGTCCTCGAAGCCCATGTAGCTCTGCACGGTGCTGAGCACCGGCACGCCCATGGCGGCCCCTGCCGCGGCAGAGCCTGCACCGGCGCCCGCCATGCTGCCGGCGAGCTGCTGCGTCTTGTCGTACTGAGCCCGGGCCATCGCGAGCTGCTTGGTCTGCGCGGTCAGGCGCTGCATGCGCCGCCCCTGCTCGGTGATGGTCTGGTTGGTCTGTTCGATGCGTTGGCGCAGGTCGCGCTCGTGCTGGCTGAGATTGCGCGTGCTGATGCCGGCGGCGCCGAGCTTGTTGCGCAGGCCCTGGAGCTGCACCTGCTGCTCCTGGTGCTGCCGCTTGAGGGCGGTGGCTTCGCGGATGGCGCCCTTGAGGTCGCGGGTCATCTGCCGGGTGGGCACGCCAGTGGCGGCCAGGTCCCTGCCGAGGGCCTTCACGCGATCGCGGGCGGCCTGCAGGGCGGTTTCGGTCTGCTCGCTCGCGGCGCGCAGGGTGCGCCAGCTGCTGACGTCGCGCTGCTGCGTTTGCAGCGCCTTGAGCTGGTCGCGGGAGTCCTTGAGGGCGCGGCCGAGGCCGACGCTCCCCTGGGTGATGGCGCGGATCGGCCGGGTGGCTCGGTCAATGGCCTGGAGGATCACCTCCATCTTCAAGTCATTGGCCATGCTTCAGCTCCCAGCGTGTTCTGGCCCGCTCGCGCCATTCGATCAGATCAGAAAGGGCCAGCGGGTCCATGTCCGCCGGCGCCCAGTGAAAGACCACGGCCAGGTCGGCCATGGCGTCTTCTACGCAACGAGGGCAGCTTCCTTCGCCGACTTCTGCAGCAAAAAACCGGACACCGCGACACCGCAGGCCATCAGGTCGGCCGGGTCCATGGTGCCGATCTCGTGATCGGTGAGGTTGGGGGTGCTGATGCGCGGCAGCACCTTGCGCAGGGCCAGCACGTCCATCTGCACCAGGTCGACCAGGGTGACGCCGCGCAGCTCGCCGCTCATGGGCTTGCGCAGGGTGACGGTGTCGTGGGTGGTCTCGCCGCGCTTGATAGGGGTGTCGAGCTTGATGACCGCTTCGTTGGGGTTCGGGGCCTGCTCGGTGGTTTCGGGGGTAGGCATGGTGTGGCTCCTTGGGTTGGTTTAGTGCCCAAGGTGCCCTTCGCGCGCGCGCGGAGCCAGGAGGTTGCGCTGTAGCGGAGGGCGCTACAGCGTGAGGTCAGCTACCGGGTGCGTCGAATACCCAGCAGCGAATGGTTTTGCCGGTGAGCCGGCTCGCCAGGGGATGGTTCTTGTGCAGACAGCGGGGCGCCTGGCTCTGCCAGAGGGCCGAGCGCAGCGCGGTGTCCAGGCGCAGCGGCTGGCCGTGCTCGATGAACAGGCGCGCCAGCTCGGGCAGGTTGATGGCGAGCAGGTCAACGGTGCGGGCATGGTTGTATTCCACGCCCTTTTCATCCAGCGCCGCCAGCGCGTCCCAGAACGGCTTGAGCATGTCCGTGGCGGTCGGCGCGGCGTAGCCGAGGCTTTCGATAGCCGGCGTAGGCAGGCCCATGGCGCGGGACACTTCGTCCAGCTGCTGGTGGATCATCTGGCGCATGCCTGCGTCGCGGGTGCGCAGCAGCTCCTTGCCCAGGGCCAAACGGTGGCGGGACATGGCGATGCGTTGGGTGGCGTTGCTGGGTTGGGTTCCCTTGCCTTGCCAGTAGTCGGCCAGCACTCGGTAGCACTCACGCTGGTAGCGCAGCACCAACTCTTTCAGTTCAGGCTTCACCCGCTTGGCGTCGATGCCAAACAGCCAGCCGTTGAGCATGTCGAGTGGCAGCGTAACCACTTCTCGGGTTTTTCCATCGGCGGCAACCATGTGTGTGACACACACGGTTGGGGCCAGCACCTCGTTGCGCTGGATACGCTGGTACTGCCCGTTCCAATCCAGCCCCATCGACTCGCAAACAGAGCGCATGGCGACATACACGGTGTCGCCTTCGCTGATGGTCAATAGGTTGTGCTCGTGAAACGGGATGACGGCAAATTGCTGCGCTGCGCTCATGGCTGTGCTCCTTAGAGGATTTCTTCCAGGGTCCGTCCGGCGGCGGTGAGTTTGCCCACGAGCGGTTGCAGCAGGCAATGCAGGTGGTCACCGCCTAGCTGCTTGTGGTGGGCGGCCTGGAGCAGTTCCAGCAGCAGGGCCATCGCACCGTCAAGGCAGGCCAGCTCCCGGTGCACGTCATCGAGGCGCTTGAGGTCGGCGAGGATGCCGGCGAGTTCATCGAGCTGGGTATCGAAGTGGTTGGCCTTGAGCAGGGCGTTGTCCGCGCCTTGTAGCGGGCTGAGGTGGGCGTGCAGATCGGCGAGGCGGTCGAGGGTGCGGAGGATCATGGCGGTAGTCCTTGTGTGCGGTGCGTAAACCGCCACCCAAACGCCAATTTGGGTGGACGGAACCGTGCGGGTTGGCGTACCGGCCACAAGTAACCGGCGGGCCCGAAGGCCCCCACGCACGGCCCGCCCATAACAGGCTTGCCATGCTGCGGACACAAAAAAACCGCTTTCGCGGCGGTCGTGTCCGCCTCGGATTCCGGGAGGCCAATCCCAGGTCGCTGATGTGCAGCGACGGCG